GTTGATTTGCAATATTAAAGCATGACATGGGATTCACCTTTTTCTCTGGTGAAAAGTCATCCACGTCAAACTCTAAGAGTTTATGAAAGTGAGAGGAAAAATTACTCTTCTTTAACAAGAATTTCCTTACTTCTCTCCAACATCTTCTATTATGTTTAATAGCTGTCATCGACTTAGCCCTTTGGTAGACAATTGAAGCCTTCTCTGGATCAAACAAAAAGTTTTTACGCTTAATGTAAGGCAGTTGCTTCCCATCTAATTCTTGAAGAATTCCAAAAGGTGCGTCACTAGATTCTGCTCCAAGAGCATATTTACTAGGTGGTAGACAGACCGATGTTAATACCGACTCAACTAATTTCATATTATAGAGCTCCGTGTATTCATCAGCAAGATTCCTTTCAATACCATACGATTCCACTTTTAAGTGATTTTGATTATCTAAAAACCTGTAATCCTCAAGCATCTCATTAACAATAGAGTGCATGTGCCATTCAGGAATAGCAGAAATCGCCTTTGGTCTCATTTGTAAATCATCGAAAAATTCGTCTCGAATTACAACACCTCCCAACATATCGAATTGCGATATGTGCTCCTTCTTAAAAGGAACAATTCCAAGTCCACCTAACCATTGAGGTAGGAACCATGGAACTCGAGCATTTGTTAAAGAAGAACAATGAAGTTCTCTCACACAAAGAAGTCCGTCAATATACTTTGGAACGAGTCGACCCTTTTGATCACCATTCCTGTCATCTTCACGACAGGGGGATCTATATTGTCTCTCAGTAATGACCTCATATCTAGGTTGTTTTGCCAATTTGAGTTGTAATTTAGCAGCTTGAGGAAATAATTCCTCTGGACACGTTCTTTTCAAATCCTGTGATAATGATCCCATTTGATAGAAATCTTTACCTCGAATACCATCCTTCTTACATGCATAAACTAAAGCCATGTTAACATACTTTAGCTCTTTGTACACGAAGAATTGTCCCCATTCGAATTGGGAAGTCAGATACTGGTACTGACAAGAATTGATTGTTAAAAATTCACTGGAACAAAAAGTTTTTCCAACTGAAGATTCAAGACCACCATAACTAGCAATCTCCAACCAAATCTTATACAAGATTTTAATAAGTCCTTTGAATACACAATCATCTCCGTTAATAAGGAGTGGTGCTATTTCGTGATCAATTATTTCACGATCGACGACTTTAAAATTCTTCGTTAAATTCGAAGCAATTTCTAAAGCATATCGACAAAAGGCCGCGTTTGCCATACAAAGGAAAGGAAATGAGATTATTGAACCCATTAGCTGTCCTTCTTGCTGCTTTTTTAGCATTCCTGAAGCTAACATTTCATCACGAGGAGGTAACTCCTTGTCGCGACGTCTATAGTTTTCCATCATGTCTGGATGAAGAAGAAAATGTCCTGTTAAGGCTCTCTTACAAAGTTCTGAGTTTAGGCCACC